ACCGATCTTTGCTAAACCGTTGATGCATCTTGTTACTACATCTTGCCAGGATTCTTTTTTGTTTCCTGATCTACGGCTATATGTACGGTAGAAAACAGGGTTGGCTGATGGCGCATCATCAGGAAAATTAAACATTTTAAACTAGATCGTAGAGTGTTGGTTTTAGATAATTAGGCCCCTTTAAGACCTTTCCGTGTTCATCTTTAAGTGGTTTGCCATCCACTAATTTGCTCATGTTTGATTCAAATACCCGAGCTAAGGCATCATCTAGATCCCAACCACTAGCAGCAGCTAGCTGAAAGCAAACGAATACAACATCTGCCAACTCTTTTAGTGCATCGTGACGGCGTTTCCGATTATTAAGATCAAATGATAAAGCTCTGATTGCTTCATCTAATTCAAGCACTTCTTCATCAATCAGCCGAGCCTGAAGGCTCAGAGTATTCTGAGAAAGAGCATTCACAGGCTGTTCCATTTGCCTTCGAAAAGTCACAGCGTCGTTCTGATGCGTCATTGTTTTGGTCTAGTAGATAAATTGCTTTGTCTAGATATGCGTGGGCTTTACGTAGATCTTCTATCTCTGTTTCACCTTGCTTTGATCCAGCACGACACACGTATTTAACAATGCACCCTCTGAAATAATCAAGGTCTTGATCAGCAACAAAGTCCCAAACCTCAATGTTGCCTTTTCTGTAGTGATGTGGTGAGAATTTAGTCATTAGTCAGGCCATCCTTTTACTAGTGATGAAATAGTGTTTTTTAAAACATAGTTATGAGTCTGTAACGAGATCATTAGATCTATCAACTCATCTTTCGTTAGTTCCTTTATATGATCCTCAAAGGCTCGTATAGAGAACTGTTGTTCATAAGATAACTCTACCGTGATAGGTGGTAATGGACTCATTCACCTGCCTCAGCCCTAAGAGCTTCTTCCCTTAGTTCAGATGATATATCTTCTGAGTTATCCCCTATCATATTGATCTCTATTCTTTCAGCCACAACCCTTAGCATTGCACCGTAATCCTTCCCTGCTCCTCTTGTCTTAGCTTTAGCAGCTAACATATCTCGCCACAGTGGTTTCATATCTAAGGTGTAAATAATATAGGTTCAAATGCTTCTGCATCCCAGTCATCAACAGACAGGATAGTAGCTAAGCGGATGTTTCTTAATGCATCCTCTTCTGTCAATCCTTCATCGAGATAAGCCTTCAATACAGCAGGATAGTAATTCCCATCCTTCACCTTATTCAATAAAGCTGCTGCTTTCTTAGGGCCATACCCTCTGATCCCTGCATACCCATCGCAG